CGCCAAAGACTCTTCGGGATCATGACGCACAAAGAGCGACGAAGTATAACGCCTCGGTAGCTCAGTTGGTAGAGCAGTTGACTCTTAATCAATTGGTCCTTGGTTCGAATCCAAGCCGGGGTACTTGCCTCTAATCCATTCATCTTCAATGGGTTAAGTGCATCAAAAGATGCGAAATTGACACCATCCAATGCCTTATGAACGCGGCTGGTGACAAAATGGTGACAAACGACGATGGCACCCAAAACTCCTCTTCTCGGAAGAGCAGAAAGGCTGGACCTGCTGCCACGGTGAAATTCGGATCGGCCTCAGTGCCCATCTACTTGTCGGAATCAAAGGGCCGGAAACGCTACTTCATCGCCCATTACCGGGACGGCAAACGAATCCGCAAAGCCTTCCCGGATCTGACCGCTGCCAAGAAGGAGGCGTTGTTCGTGGCGCAGCGAATTCAATCCGGGATGCAGCATGTCACGGACCTGAAGCCGCACGAGCGCGATAGCTACGCCAAGGCGGTCGAACTGCTGGGTGAACTCAAACTCCCTCTGGTCGCTGCCGTGGAAGATTACATCCAGGCCCGCAAGTTGGCGGAGAGCGAGTCACTCACGTCCATGGCGACCGATTACCGGAAGTTCTTCAAACCACTCACCCGGCGCATGAGCGTGCCGGAACTGGTGGCGGAACTCATCGTCGCACGCGAACAGGACGGGGCCAGCAAGACCTATGTGTCCCAGCTCAAGACGATCCTGAACCGGTTCGCGGAGGCGTTCCCCGGCGAAATCCTCGGCGTGAGCTCCTCGGACATCGACGCTTGGCTGCGAGGATTCAAGGTTTCTGCCAGTTCACGCAATTCCATGCTGGTTTGCGTGAAGGTGCTCTTTTCCTACGGTCGCTCGCAAAACTGCCTGCCCGCCGAGCAGATGACGGCCCCGGAGCAACTCAAGAAGGTGAAGATCAAGAATGACGACGATGTGTCGGTGTTCACGCCGAAGCAGATGGAGAAAATCCTGCACGCCGCCCCGCCACATCTGATCCCGATCCTTGCCATCGGGGCGTTCTCCGGGATCCGCATGGCTGAGTTGAACCGGCTCGACTGGTCCGCCTTCGATTTGGAACGCGGCATCATCGAGCTTCGGGCGGGTCAGGCAAAAACGGCATCCCGCCGCATCATCCCGATCTCCGACAACCTGCGGGCGTGGATCGAGCCGCTGCCGCGCAAGGGAAAGGTGGTTCGAACCACACTGCTGCACCGGGAGACGACCGCACTGGCCCGCGCTTTGAAACTGGAATGGCCGCGAAACGTGATGCGGCACTCTTACATCAGCTACCGCATTGCCACGGTGAAGAGTGCCGACCAAGTGGCGCTTGAAGCCGGCAACTCGCCCTCGGTCATCTTCAAGAATTACCGGGAACTCGCCACCGAGGAACAAGCGAACGAGTGGTTCGGCATCTTGCCGAAAGAGGGACAGTGGGAAAACACCTACCGATGGGATCACCGGGCGAGGATCGTCACGCTGCCCGGCCAAGAGGATTCCTGAGACTTCCGTTCAATCCGCGCGCCAACGATGCCTAACGGACGCGGAATGGTTTTGTGAGGGGGTGGGATATTGGCACCCCTTGTGCGGCCGGAACGTGCTCCTACGCGACACCAAACGCTAAATCCGAGGTTGGGGATGCAGTTCCTTCACTCGCCCAAAAAAACCGCCTCGTAAAAAAACTTGACAAATTGGTTAGGGGAGGTTGGAAATTTAGCCAATGAATGCTACGGTGGAGTCTCCCGAAACAGCCGGTCATCGGCGAAACCTTGGATCTTTTGTCACCGATACATTGCCCTCAGGTACACAGAAACACCTCTTCCCCCCATTTGCCCGCCCTCCGGTCCGATCCAATGGCTCTTTCAGGTGCCTCCCGCCAAAAGCAAATTCCTAGCAACTACGGCATCTGAAACCAGTGTTCACCGAACGGGCAAGGAATAAACAGACAACAGGCTTGGGACATGTCACCGTCGCGAATTTGAAAAAGCTGTTAGTTGCATGGCCTGAGGAGGCCGCAATGGACGCATTTGCTGCGGTGGGGGGGCGCATTCAACAGCGGATACTCGCAAATGAGAAGCAGGCCATTTCTTTGACCACCCGACAGATGCCCCCGACCGACTTCTTCGGACGAGAAATAGATCTCGCTCATGTCGCGGAGGATGCGGTTCGTTTCGCTGGTGAGTTTGTTGTTCTCACGCTGGGCATCGAGGGTGCCGGACGAGTATCCGCCGCCGCCGACTTTGCCGAGTGAGGTAACGATTGGGTCGAGCGTGGAAGATTGTTTGGCCGCTGTTGGTGTGGTGACCGCCGCAGTCATCGCCACCGCAGTCGCTGCCTGCTTCACCTCCTCTGGCTTTGGGATTGCCTCCCTGATGGTTCCAATGACGGTGTTCATGCTCTCCCGCAGGCCGGTTGTGTCGATGACCTCGGCAGTGTTGGAGAATGCGTCGCCGAAGCGGGCGGAGATGTTTTCACCCGCCTCCTTCAACCTGAGTCCGACCTTTTCGGCAAGCGGCCCAAGCTGGTCGCCAGCGTCACTGTAACGTCCTGCCGCCTCGGCATCTAGCACGCCCGCCGATTCACGCAAGGCCCCTTGGGCTGAGTTGATGGCGTCACCTTTCCCAAACAACTCGGCGAGAGGACGGGCGATTTCCAGCGCTTCGGCGAGTCCCTTCTGAAGGAAACCGATAGCGCTGAGAAAAATCCCGATTAGGGCGTTGCCCATGCCCTTCCAGAAGTCAGCGGTGGTGAGGATCTGGAAGTAGGTGACGGCGATTTTGAAGATTTCGACGATGTATTGACCAGCGGCGGCGATGGTGCCGCGAAGTGTGGCCCACAGGAAATTCACGCTCATCGCAAAACCAAGTTTTAACGATGACCCGACGAGATTGATGAACTGGCCGCTCTTGAAAACGGTGATGACGTATTGCAAGGCGTCACGGATTTTGTTCCCTGCCTCCGCCGCAAGCGGAGCGAGTTTCTGGGCAAGGGCGATGGCCTGTTCAACCATGGGGCGAATCGCATCGTTGATCGGCGTGCCGAGGGTGAGGAACACTTCGTTGATCGTGTCCTTGAGAGTAGAGAACAGGCCGTTGGTCGTCTTGCTCTGCGCCTCCATCATGCCCGCGAACTTGCCGCCTTGGGAGGTCATGTTGATGAATGCCTGCTCGATGGCGGGAAATCCTACCTGGCCGGTCTCGACGAGTTTCTTCACCTGCGAATCCGAGACACCGAATTGCTTCGCCAGTTCGCCGATGATCGGAATCCCCCGGCCGGTGAGCTGGTTGATGTCCTCGGCGAAGAGTCGCCCCTGGACCCGCGCCTTGCCGTAGAGTTCTGCAATCTCATTAACCGGGGCCTGCACGCCAGCCGACACGTCGCCGATGCGGGCGAGAGTCGCGGCAACCGTGTCGGAACCCTCACCGAAGGCGATGAGCTTGCGGCCGGCATCTGCCAGTTCAGGGAATTCGAATGGCGTCTTGGCACCGAGTTCACGGAGTTGCGCGAGGGTTTGTTCCGCCTTGGCCGCGTCACCGATCAAGGTCGTGAAGGCCACTTTCGTTTGCTCGAAATCTGCGGCTGAGGTGACTGCCTTCATCCCTGCGGCCAGTGCCACGCCACCGCCAGCCAGCGCGGCTCCGAGTCCGATCTTCAGTCCGGCAGCGCTGAGACTCGCCATTTTCTTGGCGGATGCGGAGACGAGCTGGGTGGCGCTCGCCATGGACCGCCTCAATGCGGTGATGTCGGCTCCAAGGGTGACTGTCAGCGCACTCATGATTCAGAATCAGCGTCAACCGACTCGCTCCATTGAAGGCGAAGCAACGCAAGTTGGTCTCCTAGATCCAATCCGGTAGTAGTGGATTGGCTCCAATTCGTCTGCACCCCATTCCGCCGCAGTAGGCAGTGCTGATACTGCGCCAACCGTGCCAACGGCATGAACAGAATCCGTTCCTCGGGCCAACCGGTCTCGGCGGCAAGGGCGAACACCTGAGCCGCTATGAAACCTGGTTCGTCGCACGGAGGGGCTTTTTTCCGCCGATGTCCCCCATGGTTTCGACCTGTGCCGCCTCCAGTTCCCGGCTCTGTTCTTCGAGTCGCTTGAATGCGGTTTGGAAATCGGCTGGGGTTAGGCCGCCACAGAAGATCAGGGCCGATTCACGGAATCCCTGGTCGTTGAACGATGCACGCACGACTTCCGGCCACGGGGCGCAATGGGTGAAGACGAAACCCATGATGGCCGAAGTGAACTCGGGGGTGCCGTCTTGGGGCATCTCCCCCTTGACCAGCGGGTTGCCGGTGCGGAGCAGCACGTCGTAGCTGGCGAGGGACAGGGGCCGCATGGCATATCCGGCGACGATGGTTTCCACCTCGTGGAAGGCGGTTGATAGAAGAGTCTGACGGTCGATGTCGTTCATGGGATCTCAGAGGTAGCGGAGGAACAGATCTTCGGTGCGCGGCGAAGCATCGAGCGGGATGAAGGCGATTTTGCCCCGGCGTTTCACGCAAGCGAGAGGCACGTCTTGCTTCACCTTGTCCACGAGACGCTGGCGGTTAAGCAGGGCGCATTTAATGTAGGCAAACGGATGCTCCGGGTTGGCGAGGTGCCAAGCGTCATCGTTCCACGCCTCGATGAGTTCCTTGGTCTGAAACTTGCCGTCCGGACTTTGCGGGTCGAAGAACCAAACGGTGCGTTCGCCTCGAATGCCGTCGCCGACAACGCGGACGAACGGCTTCTCGGCAAGCGGAATGCCAACTGCCGTCAATGCGGCGGCGAGGCAGGTGTTGCTGGTGGCCGTGGATGAAATGTGGGTGATGGCGTTCATATCGGTATCTCGTTTGGGAAATGGTTGGTTCACGCGCCACCACCACCGGAAACCACCAGCGGGTAGTTGGTGGCGGTGATGTCGATTTTCTCGAAGTCCTCGTTGTTGAGGGAGCGACTGATCTGCTTGATGATCGTAGTGCCGCCGCTGGCCTGCATGTGGGCAGGGACCGCGTTGGTGAGTGCGAGAGCCGCGCCGATTTTGCCGGTGAATGGACCGGTTTTCTTCACCAGACCAGATAGCTTGATTTCAGCCTTCTCCTGATAGAGTGCGAGGCCGATGATTTCGCCTCCCTTGTCGAGAACGACCTTTTCCTGGTTGGAGTAGTCGAACGAAAGGTCGGTGATGATGATGCCGGATTCATCCTGGGGGATGCCCCAGTTGCCGGTGGTGCCAAGGAAAGTCGCGGCCATTTGACCGCGTGCGGCGTGTCAACCGGAGTCAGATCGCCGACACGACCGCCTCGTATGATAACACGGTTTCACGGCCTCGGGACTCATCAGGTGTGGTGGCGCTCTCCCGCTCGATCAGATCATGAAGAACGAAGGTGGCGGAATCCAAAGCCGACTGAATCTCTGCCTTGCCGTGGAGCAATGTCACCAGCTTGCCCGCCCACTCCGCGTGCGTTTCGGCTGGCGTGTCGTCCACCTGGGAAAACAGATGCACGTCGAGTTTCACGCGGGCGGTGTGCGGCATGCCTGGGATCGGCTTCGCTTCTGAGGTGTTGAGAACCACGCACGGGCGGGTGCGAACTTCATCGCGGCGGGCGACGTGAACGGGAATCGTCTCTGGTAGATCCTCGGGGCGGTTGGTGACAATCCACTCGGCCAGGAGTGAAGAAAGGCGGTCTTCGATCAGGTTGGGCATCTTGCCCGTGGAGGTTCGTCAACCCGTTCGACGCATGTTCCGGTTCGTCCGGTCATTGATCTTCCTCAGCGACGTGGACAGCGCCTTGCGGAGACGGCCTTGCGCCACTTGAAGCGCGAGCTGGATGCCCTTGTAGGTGCTCACGTCTTCGATGTAGTCGAGGTTATTGACCAGCATGACGGCCGGCTTGTCGCCGGTTTTAATCGTCGCTGATCCGGGCGCCTGCTTGTGCCTTGTCGCCCATTGCGCCGCTCCACGAACCCGCCCGCCAATCGCTTTGCCCGCGTTGATCCACGACCCTTTGGCAAAGCCGACCCGCTTCTGGATGCGGGCGATGTAAGTGTCGCGGGCCTTGGCGCTGGTGACGATCTGCTTTGGCTTCGCCGCTCCCAGTTGCCCCCATTGGTGGAGCTTTGGGTCGAGGCGACCGACAGAGAGGTCCTTCCAACCGGAACTGGTTTGGCGAAGATTGTTTTCGGCTCGTGAGAAGCGCCGGTTCTGGACATTTGACCAGAAACGGTCTGCCGCCGCCGGATCGGACTTGCGGATTTCCGCGAAGGCATCGGATGGCAGGGCAAACACGCCGCTGATATCCTTAGCCACGGCATCTTCCCCCGTCTTTCTCGCCTTTTCCGAGAACCCGAACGGACGGGTGTTGCGAGCGAGTTCCACAGATAGGCCACGCGCTTCCTGCTTCACCAGGGACAGCAGCGTTCGCCCCACCTTTTCGGGGTAGCGATTGAGTAGGCGGGCCAC